GAATATGGGCGTACCCTACTGTCAGGCGAGGTTTTTCCTTTCCTCGGACATGGCAGAACGCCCAAGGGTCAGATGTATGTCACAGTGGACGGCTCACGCGTGAACATACCGGGCATAGAGCCCCGACGTTGCAGAGTAAAGATAGACGCACCGCAGGACTACACACCAGTGAGCAAGGAGGTGTTCGAAGCAGAAGCGGCACCTCGAGAAGAGGTATTAGAGGAGCCTAAGACACAGGAAGAGAGAATGCAGGAGATTCAGGCACGATTTGACATCCTGGATGACATGGCAGAGGCCTGCAAAGAGGGGACTGTACGTGCTCTCATACTGTCAGGCCCTCCGGGCATTGGCAAATCATATGGTGTTACTACCAAACTGGAGCAGACATCCATGTTTGATAACCTGCAGGCAGTGAACAAATGGGAGGTTGTGAAGGGTGCCACTAGTGGTTTGGGCCTCTACAAGAAGTTGTATCAGTACTCTAAAGCAGGATCTGTCATAGTGTTTGACGATTGTGATACTGTGTTGTTCGATGATCTATCGTTGAACATACTGAAGGCAGCCTTAGACACTGGCAAGAAGCGTATCATACAGTGGAACACAGAGTCTCGCGTACTAGACAGAGAGGGTATCCCGGACAAGTTTGAGTTCGAAGGTGCTGTCATATTCATCACCAACGTTAAGTTCGACGCAGTCAAGAGCAAGAAACTACGTGATCACCTTGACGCATTGATGTCTCGTTGTCATTACATAGACCTAACCATAGAGTCTGTACAGGATAAGATGTTACGTATCAAGCAGGTTATAGAGGGTGGCATGCTTAGTGAATACAAGTTCGATGATGTAAAGGCTGTAGAGCAATCCATAGTAGAGTATATGGAGGCCAATGGTAAACGTATACAAGAACTGTCGTTACGTATGGCAATCAAGTTGGCAGAGTTAATTAAAATGAGACCTAATGATTGGCAGTCAGTTGCGAATGTAACGTGTATTAAGAGGGGGGTATAGGTATGTTGAACTCAAAGTTAAAGGCTATCATATACAATGTGCAGGCTAGAGACGAGTACTCAGTAGACCTGCCTTCATATGGCCAATGCCAATATGTGTATGGTGGACCAGAACAAGAGGATCATTTCCATTGTGGCCACCCTGTGACTGTGCGTAACAACGGGCAGAAGAGTGCCTACTGTGCAGAGCATCATGCGTTATGCTACAAGACCAAGCGTAAGGTCAAGGTGTCTGCCTGATGCCGATGAATCCAGAAGATGAATACGGTTGGTGAGAGATTGAGAAAAGATTTTTCACCAGACCTGGGGCTTTACACATAACACAAAACCACAAAACTGCATTTTGGCTAGCCCCGTTTTCAGCAGTGGGTACAGGTAAGAAATCACCACCCAGATTAGATTAGAGGTCCTAAAAAAACTGCACGGGTATTTTTTTGGTCTACAGGACCCTTTTTGACCATAAGTACCACAATGAAAAGTGCTGTAATAATAACTGGTTGCTGGCAACAGCACTCACACAACGCACAAGTTACGGCTGTGTACGATGCAATCTGCTCATACATCACTCAACACACAGACATCGACACAGTGTGGCTCAACTCAGAACACATCAACCCACACATCAACCCCTGGTACGACAATACTCATCAAATGCTGTATGAGTGCCAAGGTGTAGACTGGATCAGACGTGCATGGTCACAGAGCAAGCCAAACACACCGTTTGCTGACTGTTCTCACACCATCAGAGATCATGCATACAGCAGAGAACAGTTGCTGGTGTCAGAAGGTTGGCAGATAGAATACATGCTGAATCACACACATCAGCACATACGCAGACTGTACTACTTTGGTGTTGGATGGGATCAAGGCATGAAAAACGATGCAGTGGGTTGGGGCCAAGTGTGTGATCTGTTCACACATGAGCACGTCAAACCCCGAGAACTGGTCACTGTGGCAGACTGTGTGCTGACCAACACAGAGACTTCCAATGATATTTCCACATATGAGTTTGCCACGCCTGACTTTGCTCAGCACAATTGGCAACTGTCCGATGGCGTGTACACCAAACAAGACTGGACATGGTCATAAAAAAATCGCAAAAGCGGAACGGCGTCGCTCTGCTCGACGTGATGGCAGTTCTCTAGCCTGATTGGTAACACCACACTTCATCTGACTTGTTGCGTTCTTGGCGAGCATAGTGTAATCCTTGCAGTATTTTCCTTGATGTATCACAGATCTGTTGACGTTTGGCAGTCTTCATTTCGATATTGATCACGGGTCTACATCTCTGAATGGTGTTGATGGCACCTCTCAGCACACGATCTTCATAGCCATCCACATCAATCTTCACAAAGTCCACATCCAGCAGTGCGTGAGAGTCCAGTGTACACAACTGTATGTTGCCTTGAGTGTCTTCGCGTGACAGGTTCTGTGTGCGATTGGGCAGGTAGTTCACTGTGTGTTTGGTGTGTGACAGGCCCTGTTCATGCAGTACAGCATTGGAATTGGGTTCGATGTTGCGATGCCAACAACGTGTGAATATGGGATTGGGTTCAAAACACACCACTCGTTCAAAGTCTTTCTGCAGAAAACGTGTCCACATGCCCACATTGGCACCCACATCCACACAGGTTCGCCACTGAGTCACATACTTGAGAGCACGATCACGCAGGCCTTTTTGCCCATCACCAGTGCCCAGTATGTCCTTGCTGGGATCTGTGTAGCCTGGCATCCAAAATTCTGTATCCTTCATGCATACTTCCTATCACGCAACCATGGCACAATCACCTGTTCACAGTATGCTGTGTGTTGTGCTTGAGTGGGATGATCAGGTTCACAACCACACCATTCCCAACAACCCTGTGTGGATACCCATTGATCCCAGTCAATCTGCTGATTCAGATGCTGTACAGCAGGATGATCACGATGCGTCAACACCTGATCCATGTAGCACATCATGAAGTATCGGATGTGGTGCTGTTGCATGATCAGCTGAGTGTACAGTATCCATTCAAATGTTTCTATCACTCCCTGTACAGGATCCCATGTGCGATAGTGGTTGGCCGACTGTGGCCAGTGTGGATTGTGCATGAGCCATCCGCCCGAGTCTGGGTCTTCGTTGTGTGTTTGATAGTAACCCTTGGATTGCGACACATAGCCGCCACAGTCTTTACCTTCGAATCTCACACAGTCTGTATTGTGCTCTGAAGTGTATGATTGTGTCCGATCAGTGCCACTCCACATGATACCAACCAACAGGTTATCGTGATCCTGTCTGTGTGCCACATGATGAATCAGTCTTCTAGCAATCAAACCATTGCCTTGACTCTGCCGGCCAAGATGCACAGCTGATTCAGCACCAATCATCTGCTCCAGTTGTCCTGGCCATGTGTGCAGTGGTCGGGGTGTGACCGGATCTGAAAAAGAACAGCCTGTGGTAATTAGTTCCATACAGTTATGTATATCACTCCGATCACCATTAAGTAACGATATGGCACAACGAACAGGAGTGATAGATGCAAAGTTGAAACACAAACCTGATGGTGACTGTCACCTATATCATATGTGCAACAAACAAAATCTTGTGATTACCATAGGTGACTCATGGTCATATGGCGACTGTCTGGGTGACTTAGGATCACATGCATACAGACGCTCAGTGGAATGGTCACAACATCGCAGTCTGTATCGTGACGCAAGACTGACTCACTGCTGGGGTAGACATCTAGCTGATGCACTGTCAGCTGATTGGTTCGAAGCCTCCACCAGAGGATCCTGCAATGATACCATACTTGTTGAATCTGAATGGTGGTGTTGTCCGGATGCTGACAGTTTTTTGTCACAGTATGATCATGTGTACATCTGTGTGGTGTTGACCGAAGCAGGGCGAGCAGGCAAGTATCACACACTCACACCAGACCCAGTAGCAATATTACACACAGAAGAAGCAGACATATATCAAAGACTGCAACAATTGGTCAAGATGAGACCCAACATACACTTTTGGTTTGGTCGTAACATGACAAGATCCTATGACAGAGACCATGTGACTGGCGTGCCTTGGATTGATGTTGTGGCTGGAGAGTCTGTTGCTGAACAAGGTTGGTTGTCAGGAGTTGCAACCTACAAACTGGACAACATGTATTTGCAACCCAATGTGCCCAACGAACTACAACAATCTTGGAAACAACATTTTATTGCACACACTGAACGGGTAGCATCAGTATGGGATCATCTACATCAACATGAATTACACTATGCTGGACACACCTGTCATCCTAAGCCTCAAGCACACAAGATGTATGCTGACTATGTTCTTGCTAATGCTGGTTGGTGATGGTGCCCTCACACGGACTTGAACCGCGAACCTATTGATTACAAATCAATTGCTCTACCAATTGAGCTATGAGGGCAAATTTCATATGTATGCCCCTATTGCTATCACAGCTATCACAAACAACAACGCACAGGAGATGACCCAAATATCTTCCCACTTCATTATGTTACAGTGTGCCTTGTGCAAAATTGAATATTAGTGCTATTACAACGAACACTGCTACAATTAATAGTATTCCTATAACTGATTTTTTAAATGTTTTCATGAATTCAAATACTCCAACATAGTTTCTGCATTAGACACTTCGAATGGATCTGGTCCTGAGTCTTCTGTTAGTCCAGGCTCCACCCACATCTTTTCAACTACGCCATCGTTGATGACAGCAGAGTATCTCCAAGAACGCTGACCAAAGCCTCTGTTCTTGAACGTTGTGGACATGCCCATACCTTCTGTAAACTCAAGATTACCATCTGGTATCACTTTTACTTTTTGTATGTCTTGGTCTTTACACCAAGCATTCATAACAAATGCATCATTTACTGACACACAATATATTTCATCTAGTCCTGCTGACTGTAAAGCGTCATAGTATGCTTCATAACCTGGTAAGTGAGTTGATGAACAGGTAGGAGTAAAGGCACCCGGCAAAGAAAATATGCCAACCTTTTTACCAGCGAACAAATCTTGAGTGGTTACGTCTTGCCAATCACTATCTACCCTGCACTTAAAAGTTACTTGTGGAATTTTATTACCTTCCATTTTGTTTCTCCGTATGGATTAAAAGTTATTATAATATTAACATAGCATTTAATTTTTGTCAAATAAAGATGTGAGCAATTCTTGCAGAGGATTCCTGAGACAAAAAGAGACTTTAACTAGACAATAACTTATAAGTGTGTATAATTACAAGTGAGGGCATTACTAAAACTCAGAATAACAATTACTAACAAGAGGATGAGACAGGCATCCGCACAGAGAATAGAAGACTGACTAGACATGACAACTGAAAAAGCAAAAAGAATAGCAAAATATTATGCTATAAAAGAATACAGATATATGAAAACGCACTCATTTGATATTGGCTTATTGGCAGGAACATCAGCATTATCAGGATTTACGTTTTTCGTATTATCGAACTTATAATCATCACTCCAGGGTCACTGGGTTAGGATCAAACTCAGTGGCTCATTCGTCCTTTTCAAATATACGTTTCACTACTTCATCATACAACAGTTTGTGTGCATCGCGATCAGGATGCTGTCCGTCACGAGCAAACCATTCGTGATCGTCACGTGCTGTATTTTTCTTCATGACAGCGTCCATTACCTTCACAGTTTGGTTTTTATCTTGCCCGTCGAGCGTGTTTACTAACCATTCAACATCCTCCCATTGGGAGTCAGCGGCCTCCGCGGTAAACTGATTAATCCATGATGGCCATAACACCTTGATCCCACATGCTTTATATGGGTTAGGATTCAAACTGCTCAGTCCACCCACCACCCAAAAGTCTTGTCCTGGAAAGTTTTCGCGTATTTCATTTGCCAACCATACATCGTAATCGTCTGCTAGTTGCTGCCAATCATGATGTTTGTTCCACCAAGACATCCACATCTTCCATTGTTGTTCATCTATGTTGTCATCTTTTGCCTCTAATTGATTGATTAATAGATCTCTGATTGGATCGGTCTTAACCAATAAAAAATGCAGGACATTCATATTCGCCAGAGGCGTCAGATTCTTCACAGCATTACGATTGCTTAATCCGTTTTGTCCTACATTAATTGTTTGGTAAAGGTTCGACTCTAAATAAAAAGATAGACCTCTATGTGTAATCTTGTATTCATCACCCACATGTGAGAACTCTCCTTGTGTGTACGAACAACCTGATACAGCAAGATTATAATACCATCTAGGCATTACTTTCTTCCGTAGTGTACAACTTTAATTTTATCGTAGAATGTATTGTATTTTCTGTACATGTCGACAACTACAGATCCTTCTGCAAAGTTGCCTGCTGAATAGTCAACTGGATGTGCTAACAGATACACTGCAGGAGAAACACTGTATTGATCATACATTACTTTTTGTCCTGCTTTTTCAACATAGTGTCCTACTAACATTGATGTTGACCCGTCTGTAAGATTAGTTTCTGGCTTGAATGATTTACCTAATATGTGTACAGGCAGATTGTGACTTAATAATTCCTTAGCAACATTTTCTGCTTGTATTTCTCTTGCCTGCATGATTGATTTGAATAGATCATAACCTAGATCTAATTTTTCTGCTAGCCAACTCAATGCAATATTATCTCTAGGATGACATGGCCCACCATCTCCCATACCTGGCTCCATATACTTGTCTGATACAATTCTGTCTGCATGTCTAAGAGACTCTGCTATCACACTTGGATTAGCATGTCCAATTTTGTTTGTTACATCTTGAATCATATTGGCAATGCCTACCTTAGCTGAAATATATGTGTTGTGGAATATCTTTATACACTCTGCTTCTTCCCATGTACCTAATGTAGTATGTGGTATTCTTTTTGTTTGCACTGTTTTGTAAAACTCTACTAACTTGTCTGCTTTCTTTTTATTCTCTTCGGTTGGGTAACGATCAAATCCTAACATCATAATGTCTGGAGCAAGAAAGTCTTCAGTCACTGTACCCATAGCAATCAGATAAGGATTGTAAACAAATCGATCACCGATGCCAAGTTCAGTCAACATTGGTCTCAGTGTGCCTGGAAGCACTGTTGATATGTTTACTATCATTGCATCTTTAGGAGCATACTCTACAAGATGTGTTAGTGTCTTTTTCAAATATTGATAATCAAAGTCTTTAGTAGGCAATTCAGATGAAGGTGCTTCACCTCCATATGCTGGATCATGTGGAGTAGGCACAGCAATAAAAATTATTTCTGAATCGTTACAAGCATTGAATAATGAATTACAAATTTTGATTTTGTCGTTTCTAATATTGGTATCAACATCATAACCTTTTACGTCATGGTGTTCAGACATTACTTCCGCAACTGGTAATCCTAGTTTCCCTAGTCCTATCATTGTTACTTGCATTATCTTGATTTTCCTTGCCCGCGATAAGCTTTAAAATTTCTACGTTTGTGTTTGTTCTTGGGTCTTGTTCTAATGCTGTGACCAATGCTAGTTCTTTTCCTTACAGGAGTTCTGTATGCTGAAGTAGTATTGCCACGTGCTTTCATACACTAATTTATACTTTGAATATGTTGGGCGTTGTTAATATGGCACTAATGAATTTAGAAAGTTATCAGATGCTTCGTTGGCATTTCTTGATATAATTCTATGCCACATTTTTGATTTGCGTTTGTAGTTTGCCCATATAATATCATCATAATCATCTTCTAACCAAACCTTACGATCTATTTCACTGTCTAGTTGTCCAGGCTGCCAAGAGCAAAATCCTAGCATAATCTTGTAGTGTGCTGGCCCTTTACCTAAGGCAATGTCATTGGCAATCTGTTCATTGAATGTGATAGCACAATAATCATTCATTTGGTTACTGCCAGGTATCATATAATCCAATGTGTGTATAATTGTAACTTTTTCAGTTGCTACAGGCCCTCCACAGTACACAGGTTGTTTAGGCAATGATGTCTTAATGCCATATATTTTTCCTATTTGGGTATAATCAATATTCATAACTTGCTGATTCATTATGAATCCTATGGTGTTATCTATTTGATCGCCTAGCATAATCACCGCATGATGCCACAGATTGAAGTTTTGGGCATTTACATTTTTACCGGATAGTATTAATTCGCTCACATAAATATTTACATTATAAGTAAGAAGAGTAACAATTAATGAGTACATACAAAATTACATTCTCATCACTGAATCATGCATGGGCCAATGATGCAAAACTAAGCGAATCAGGCCAAGATGCAGGAGACTCTGCCAATCCGTATACAGATACCACATATACAGTTACACTTACTTTAGATGGATCACAGGTTGCACAAGCGGACGTAGATGGATCAACAACACTATCATTTGACGCTGACCTAAGCACAGGTGACCATGTGTTGGTTGCAACTTGCTCTACAGGGACTGATGGTGTATGTGTAGATAAATTTGAAGTAGGTTCAAACGAAGCAGTTGCATCACGGTACAAATACAATGAAGTCACAGCTGGTGGATCAGATTTATTAAGATGGAAACTTTGCGAGCCTTGGACCACATCAGACGAGAATGGAACGCATAATGTGTGGTGGGCACAAATTAAAGAAGGCGGATCATTCTTATTGAATTCAAAATCTTATAGACCACCATTACTTGCAGGTAATGAAATGTATTTCAATCTTACAAAACATTCTAACAATGTGTTATCATTGACTGACGCATATCCAGGTGATACTGATGCAGTAACATATGACTCAACAGAAACAACCAAATATTATCTAGTTGCAAAACCATCATCTATTTCAGGAACAATTGATCCTAATAGTGCAGAAGGTTTTGATAGTTCAAGTTCCTATGATGGAAGTTCTGCCGCAGATGGGAGCCTGGTTGATTCATCTTCAGCACAATACATAGGTCCAGGACAGTATGATGAGAATCTTATATGGCATAACGATTCAATCGATGATAGTTCAGACACTTCAGACAGAGTTGTTATTCTTTCTCAAACCGAATGGAGCAAAGCCTGGATAATAAAAACTTGGGCAGATTCTAATTCACTTACGACAATCACAGTAACATGAGTTCAAACGGAATAGCACACTTACCAAATAAAAGACAAAGACAAGAACAAAAATTGGCCTTGGCGGCAAGTAAGAGAGCCGGCGAAGGCAAACGTGCTACACTCAAGAAAGCACAACTGCCTACGATGTATTCTGCAGGAGGCAAAAACAATGCAGAGGATCGTAAACTGATGCAAGACGGAGCCACACCATTGACTCCTGGACGACCTTGGCAATAATTTAATTCAATCTTTACATTATACATTTTGTATTGCAGTAAATACTATTACTGTTTGAGTCAAATCAAACATTAGGCAAACACAAGCAAAGGCAATATGAAAGACACAAAGGCGTTAGACCAGATAGGCAAACTTACCTCGCGTTTTGTACGCACCTGCCCTCCAACACCAAAGTATCAAGAAAGACTCGCAGAAGAGATGGAGATCATACTCTCGTTACGATTCGTTGACTACTTCGGTCAGATCAGAGATATCCTAGATCTTACCACAGACATTCCACACATGACACGTGGCTCTGCTGGTTCTTCATTAGTGTGTTACCTAATGGGAATAACAGACGTTGACCCAATGCAGTGGGACATTCCTGTGGCACGGTTTCTCAATCCCAAGCGAGACGACTTACCGGATGTTGATATTGATTATCCTCACTATCGACAAGAAGAAGTTATGAATCGCATATTCAAACATTGGCCAGGCAAGTCAGCACGTATATCAAATTATGTGTTGTACAAAGATAAGTCAGCCAAGCGAGAAGCGGCAAAACGATTAGGGTATAAGGGACGACTGCCCAGGAAGTTTACTTACGAATCACTAGGTATAGATCCAAAAGAAGCAAAACGAATAGAAAACAAACTGAAAGGCAAAAAGAAATGTATATCAAAACACTGTGGCGGAATCTTAATGTTCACAAGGCAATTACCAAAATCTTTAATATCACAAACAAATCAAATACTGTTGGACAAAAACGAAGTGGAGGATCTAGAACACCTAAAAGTGGACATACTGGCCAACAGAGGACTCAGTCAACTGCTGGACATAGATCCGATAACAAAGTTATACGAGTATCCAGAGATAGACGAGGCTACTTCGTCTTTGTTGAGTCGGGGCGACGTATTGGGAGTTACCCAAGGCGAATCACCCGCCATGAGAAGGTTGTTTAGGGCCATACGACCAACATCAATGAGAGATTGTGTGTTTGCCACAGCATTGATACGACCAGTGGCCATGCAAGGTAGACGCAAGGCATCTTTCTTCAACGACTGGACTGCTGACAGAGTATCAGACGTTGTGGTATGTGAAGATGATGCCATTATACAGATAGCACAGTTGATCGGTTGCAACTACTACGAAGCAGACATGTATCGCAGAGCATTTGCCAAGAAGAATGAAGAACGTGTAATGGAGTTCATGACCAGACTAGGTGACCATCCACGCAAAGACGAAGTGTTTGCAACACTACAAGAGTTGAGCGGTTTTGGATTGTGCAAGGCCCACGCAGTGAACTTGGGCAGACTAATATGGGCATTGGCATATCAGAAAGCACACAATCAAAAAGGATTCTGGGCGGCCGCACTTAAACACTGTCATGGTTCCTACAAGAAATGGGTATACAAGACAGAAGCCAAACGTGTTGGACTTACTCCTGTTACAGTGTCCAAGTCTGATCAGTTTGACGATCCTGCCTGGCAATACAAAAAGTATGGTTGGTGGTCTGCAGATAAATTCCTACCGGGATTCTACACACGGTCACTGTATCTAGATCGTATTGAGTTTGCTGGCCTAGTTGCTAATGGCAGAGTGTATAAGAGTGGAAATAAAAAGTATGTGACCTTTGTGACACTAGGAGTAGACAACGGTTACTATGTGGATTGTACAATTAACAAACCATTTTCATATTCAGATACAGATGTTATACGTGGTATAGGCAAAATAAAACATCTAAACAATTCTGATTATATTGAAGTTATTGAATGTGAAAGTTTAAAGATAGATCAGTTTTACAACTAATTGTCTTTGTTCATGTTTGCAATCAACTGTTTGATCTTAGATGACTCGATGTTTGCTTTTACTTTTCCAACATCATCACCTTGTGCTTTGTGTTCATCTTTTGGTTCTTCTGATACTGTAGAAGTTCTTTTTAGATTTTGATATATGCTTGGTGCTTGTTTCTTAAATGATTGATATTCTTGATCCTCTGCCAAGTCATGTATTCTTAATGTGTCAATGTTAAATTCTAAATCGACCTTGTGTCCAACACCAGAACTTGATCTAGTTTTCATAAATTGTATTTGATACTTGCCACGTTCTCTCATTGCTCTACTTGTAAAGATACCAATCACATTGTCTGCTGTTTGTATCTTAGACAGTCCGCCACTGATATGAGAATGATCAAACTCTATTTCTTCAACAGACGCTCTATTCAACTGCGAAGCAGTAATCATAACACAATTTAAATCCACAGCCAAGTTTCTAAGTTCTTCAGACACATACTTGTCTTTCACAAACAAGTCTGATGGAGATACACGTTTGTTGATTGGCATCAGTAAATCTAAGTAATCAATCAATATCACATCACACTTAACATTGTGTTGTATCTCAAACTCCTTGATGTATGCTCTCACATCAATTGCTGTGCTACCTGATTGTATATATTTGATACGCAACTTGCCTGACTCTTTGGCTTTCATCTTAACTTTAAGATCAACTGTGTCTAAGTCCTTGTAGATGTCTCTTGTGTTTGTATCTGTCATCATTGCATCTATTCTCATAGCAGTCAAGTTCTCACTCAACTCTAATGTTACATACACAGCATTCAATCCTTGTTCAACATAGTTACAAGCCAAGTTCTGCAAGAATAAACTCTTACCAGCACCAGAGCCACCTGCAAATATATTCAACTCACCTCTGTTGAATCCGCCAAACAGTTTCTTATCAAAGTTCTTCCATCCTGTTGCCATTACACCATTGTTATCTTTAAGTGCTTGTAATCTTGCTTTCGGATCTTCGAAATAGTCAGTACCCATATCTCGAGTCAAACCAATTTGCACAGCCTCCTTGATCATTCCTTCTACAGGCCCAAACTCGCCCTTCTCTAACAAGTCTGCAGATTTCAATATTGCTGATTCTAATTCTTTGTGTCTTGAAAAAGATTCATACTCATCTAAGAACCAATCAAAATGTTTTGGATCAATATCTGCCGCACTTAATAAGTCTGATCCTGTCTTTGCATTAACCATTTCAACTTCTGGCAATGTCTTATATTCCTGTGCATACTCATGAATAAACTTAGCCGCTTCACGTAGTTCAGCATCATAATGTCTATAAAAGAAAATGTTCTGTGCCCTCACAAACGATTCATTGTCTGCAAGAAACATTTCTAAAAATAGTTTTTGTAAGTCTCTAGTATATTCCACAGCTTATATTATATTACATTCCAATGACTCTGTCATTCGGATAATTGGTTATTAGTAATTCTTTTCTCTCTTTTTGGTCTTTCATGTATGTACCTGTACTCCTCATAGTGTACTTTAAATCCCATTCCATCAATGTGAAGGTATCGAACAAATCGGTTATAGTTTGGTTTGAATTGTATGTTATCATAAAATTTGTTCTTAATTTTTTTATATCTTCTGCAAACTTATCATGACTAAATCCTTTGTGTTGTTCTCCTTTACGCCCATACAGATTTGCCTTTATGTCATATGGAGGATCTAAGAATATAAAGTCACCTTGTAGATCATGTGCTCCCCAATTCGCTTTCAAAACATTAGAATAATCTGTGCAAGTAATTTTCCATGATTTGATAATCTTTTGATAATGCACAAGATTTTTTATGTTGTTTATTGTAAAGTTACCATCATATGCTTGTTTAGAAAATGAACTTGATTCAGTCAATCCAGAAAAAGAACATTTGTTCAGAATAAAAAAACATATACCTACAGTATATTCATCACCGGTAATTATAAGTTGCCTTGCTTCATCAAACATTTTCTTTTGGTCGTCTATAGAATTATATGTTGATGCTTTTATCTTAAGCAAATCCAATGCCATCCTACTGCCTTGATCTTTTAAAGTTTTCCAAAATGCAACTAACGGATAGTATGAATCGTTAATCCATACTGGTACCCATGGATAATTTTTTGTAATGAACAAAGCCATAGACCCACCACCTATAAAAGGTTCACGATATGCAGAAATTCTTTCTGGCAACAAAGTACCTAGATAGTTTACTGCTCTAGATTTTCCGCCAGGATATCTCAATGGTGTTTTAAGCGAGCCAGAGTTTTTCATGCAATTTAATCTTTGTTTTATTTGTGTGTTTATGTTTCAATATGGCCTGCATGGTTAATACTTTACCATATCGCAATACTGCATTGTTGACGTCTTTCACATCATCATGCCATGGTGGCATACTCACTGACCAATTGTATTCTATTGCTTGGTCAATTAGTTTTGTGCCTGCTTTGTCTCTGTCTGGCACAACAATAACTTCCCGGTTCAATGAATCAATTTGTAGTTTTTGTTTGTGTGCAATTTCGGATCCAAGTATTGCAATACTGTCTAACACAATCGCATCAAATATTCCTTCAACCACAATTACAAACTTACGTGACCAATGTTGATTGTCCATGTTGAACACAGTACCAGGTTGAACGTTTGCAAAATATTTTGGTCTTGTGTTAGCTGACATGGCTCTCGCCACAAAGCCAATTGGTCGATGTTGCCAAGTTACTGGCACAATTATTCTATCACGCTGTGACGGAGCAGTAAAGAACAATGAGTCGTTTGTTTGTATACCGCGGGACTTAAGATAGTTTACACAGTCTGATTGTTTTTGTATCACAACAGCATCGTCTGGCATCTTTATAGTTGTAAAGTTTATTTCGTTATCAATAGTGCGTTGTGTAATCTCACCTTCACTTGCATGACCCATAGCCTGCATACTCAGTTTGCCTATTTCACTCATTGGTATATTGATCCATTGCATTAACTGTCGAAAACGTTTGTTCAAATATCTGCCTGGCGTGTAGTTGGCTTTCCATCCACAGTTGAAACAGTGATACTGTATACCACTATCTGGTAAAAACATTATGCCACCACGCATTCTGGTATCAGCCGATTCATTGTTGTGGACACAACATGGAGCATTGAATGATATCCAACCACTTGGTGTTTTCTTTCGCTTAGACGGAAGACGTGACTCTACTGCTTGT